CATGCCCATATTTACATTCAAGATAATTAATTATATTACACTTACAGAGGAAAAAACATGACAGAAGAAACTACACAAGACGCAGTACAAGAACCAACACAAGACGCAGCTGCACAAGAATCAGCAAACGATCTTACTATTAATGATTTAAATGCATTAAAAACTATCATTGACATTGCTAGTTCAAGAGGTGCATTTAAACCTACTGAAATGGTAGCAGTTGGTCAAACATATACTAAATTAGAAAACTTTTTAACACTTGTATCAAAGCAAGCTGAAGCACAACAAGCTACTCAACCAGGTGCGCAATAATGGCTGACCTTAAACATGTTGGCAGAGTTATTGCATCTGGCAAAAAATGTATCGTAGCATACCGTACATTGCCAGGTGATGCTTACAACTGTTTAATTGTGCCTACTGAAAACTTACCAGATAGTTATCACGATGCACTTATTAATTTAGTTGAAAGCAATGCAGGTCAATCTGCATACGAATTTGCAGAAGCTATGGCTCGTGCAAATTTTCCAGACGGTAGCGTAATGCTTCCTGCATTACATACTCAAAATAGATTAGTTAAGATTTCAACTGATCAAATTGAAATGATACCTTCGTCTTTACAATCGGTTAGATTATCTGAATTGAATCAAATTATCGCAGAACAAAGAGGCACTACAATTGATGAGCTTTCTTTAAAATCTGCAATTAAGGAAGAACCATTTCAAAATAAGAAATCAGTAAAAGAAGAAACTGCTGAATCGAAAGCAGCACTTGTAGAACTTTTAACTCCCGAGCAACAAGCTAAACACTATCGTTCAGAAGCAGATCGTCTTTCAAAAGAAGCAGCTGCACTACGTAGACAAGCTGAAGACTTAGTTCCGACTGCTAAAAAAGCTAAAACTGAAACTGTAGCAGAAGAAGTCGTAACTACAGCTAAAAAGGCAAAAGTTGTTAAAACAGACGAAGCCACTTCCTAAAGACGTAATAGAAGTTTGGCCTGAAGTATTTGAAGAGGTAACGTTACAATCGTTACCTCTTCTTTATTTGCATTCAGTAGTTATTAATTTTAAAGATAATAAGTCTTGGGAAATAAAATTAACAACGAAAATAAAAAAAGATGGATGGTCTAGCTTTCAACAAAGTTTATCAGAATTATTAACTTCATACGAAGAACAAATTGATGACGTAGACTTTAAACTCGATGCAGTAAAAGTAAAAAAAGATGTAGAAAAACTAACTAATAAATTTTTAAAGAAACAAAAATTATGAACATTAAATTAGTATCATATTCTCAACCAACTGAAGAATTTGCTGAATTAGGTATTACTGATGCACAAGAACTTATAGCATTTTGCGCTAGAGTAAGTAATCCGTCAAATCAATTTAATACAGAAACTTCAGAAAAACTAATCAACTATTTAATTAAGCATGCGCATTGGAGTCCACTTGAAATGGTCAATGTGTGTTTAGAAGTAAATACTACCCGCGACATTGCACGCCAATTATTACGTCACGCTTCATTTAGATTCCAAGAATTTAGTCAACGTTATGCAGATCCAACTAATGACTTGTCTTTTGAAATACGTGAAGCACGTTTCCAAGATCCTAAAAATCGTCAAAATTCTATCACAGTTAATACTGCTAAAGAAGAAGCAATTAATAATGAATGGAAACTTAGACAGCAAAGTCTTATTGAAGAAGCAAAAGCACAATACGAATGGGCAATTAGCAAAGGCATTGCTAAAGAGCAAGCTCGTGTTGTACTTCCAGAAGGCAATACTAAGAGTCGTGTGTATGTTAACGGGACGTTGCGCTCATGGATTCACTACATACAAGTGCGCAGTAACGTGGATACACAGCTTGAACACAAACAAGTTGCACTAGCATGTGCAAACGCAATTAGCGCAGTATTTCCAATGGTAAATGGCTTTGTTTACAAGGAAGAACCTGTTGTAGAACCAATTCCAGAACCTATTAAAGAAGAAATCGTTGAACCTAAGAAGCTTAAATGGCATCAACACTTTTTTAATTTTTACAAACACTAATCACAACAAAGCCGGCATATGCCGGCTTTATCATTTGTACTACTTTACTACTATATACGTTAACCGTTGTGCTGTGCTATGTCAAGTGTAGACCAGTGAAGTACTCCTCCCGCTGTAATAGTTCCGGCTACAAACCCCCATTTTTGAATAACTTGAATTCTAACAATTGTTCCAAAATTTACATCTAGTGGTTGATCAGTGTTATTTGCAGTTATTGAAACAGTGTTACCTATCGAATTAGTTAACACAAACGACGTTAATGTATTGCTTACTCCTACTCCTTTCATTACCATTCCTGTTGTTATTGTTATATCTAAATTCTCCCAATACGAACTACCAAATGGTTCTGCATTCCATGGAATTTTTGGGTATACCCAATACTGATTAATACCGGAACCAGTTGGAGTATGCTGCACATACTGTACATAATTAATAGGTTGCACTGCTACTATTGGAGTAGGTGTTCTAAAATGATCTGCTTTGTCAATTGTAGACCACAACACTGATCCTGCTTGGTTTGAAATATAAGCAGTTACATATGCCCAATTTGCTCGATATATTACAATCTTAACAATTGTTCCAAACTCCGGCGGTATTGGCCATGTAGACCTAGCCACTTGCCCTGGTACTTGAAAAGTTGATCCTGTTGAATTATATAGCGTAAACGTGCCAGTTTGATCGTAGCCTAGCGATGTTATCGTCATTCCTGATACTACTGGTATAGCTAAATTTTCCCAATACATTCGAGTATCATATACGCCATTAACTGGATCAGTATATGCCCAATACTTACCAAGTCCAGTAGTAGTAGTAGGATTTGCATGATATGTTACAGTATCAATAGCAGGTAGTGGTGGTGCTACAACAGCTGGACGTGCTGCTGGTACTACTGCCTTTGCTGCTACTATTGCAGGTAATGCAGGCGCAATAAAATTAGAAATTCCTGCACCCCAATAAATTAACACAACACCATCAACTCCAGCACTTCCTGGTTCTACAACTTTGTTTTCTCTAGTTGCACCACCAATACCGCCAGTTCCGTATTTTGATCCATTATTTGCACCGTTGCCTCCGCGATAGTATTGGCTTTCAGTTTTAGCTTTTTTAGGTGCAGCTAAATCAATAGTTAATACATCAGCAAGTCCACGTTCTCCTGGGTTAATATGCGGTGCAACAACACTATTAACATCGTATCCAGTAGTTGGACCAACTATTGACCCAATTCCTGATTCTCCACCTAATGTGTTATTTGCAGTTGCAGGATCTGACGTACTTTCTTGATCAAATCCACGACCACCTTGTCCGCCAGTTGCAGTAATTTCATTTGACCCTCTCGTAACCCTAGTTGTAGTACCGTCAGTGCCTTTACGTACTATACCTGTTCCGGTAGTGCCGCCTGCGCCACCTTTTCCAACATTAATAAATAACGTTTCACCACTTGTTACAGTTAAGTCGCACTCTATAATGCCGCCTGCGCCGCCACCGCCGCCTGATGCACCTAGATACACTTTTGGCGCAGTTGGGGAGTCATACCCTGATCCACCACCACCGCCACCACCGACTGCAATAATAGACACTTTACTAATACCAGCTGGTACTACAAATGTGTTTGTCCCTCCAGATATAAAGAACGAATGTCCGGCTGGTACTACGTTTGCATCAGTTACGGGCGGTAACGATATTTGAATATACGCAGGTTCGCCCATTTCACCACTATTTGATAACGGTGTTCCTGATATGCCACCAGTATATGGAGTAAGTAACGTATAATTTGCAGCTACTGCTCCTTCGTTAAATTCTGTTTTAGGCGGTATACTAGTTGATGCAACCCCTCGGCCGCCAATACCGCCACCACCTAATTTATCATCAGCAGTGTTAACCGTTGCAGTAGATCGCGTTGACCATAATATAATAGTTGGAGCAGATTTAAGTGCTAACGTAGCACCTACTCCGTATGGATTTTTAGTGGTAGTTACATTTTTATTTTGTGCATATACTGTAATCTTTCGATTCCAGCTAGCATCTAATACAACGTCATACTTTTTAGTACCGCGTTGCCCACTAATAACAATCGTCTTATTATTAATTGTAATAAAACCGTAGTCATCGCAGCCGGCAGTTAATTGATAAGTTGTAGTACCGGGTGGTGTTATTGCAACTAGGTCCCAAACACCAGTTACTGACGAATTAGTACTGCCGTTCCAAATTGCATATTGATTCATCCATGCATGGGCCCAGGTTTTTGCCAGAACCGGAGTATATACTACTGTACGGCTAGTTGATGAAGTAATACCATCGCCAACTAACTTTAAATCTGCAGCAATTGTAGTATTTATAGATGATATCCCGCCACTACCGCCAGTTGCACATTTTGCGTTAGTATCATTTCTATGAGCAGTATCATTATTATAATATACAACTTGTTGAACTGACCTAGTTCCTATACCAGAGACTCCGCCTGGTGCACCACCTGCACCTGCACCATCGGCTGCTGCTTTAGCAGCAGCTGTTGTAACTCTAGTAGTTGACTTAGAAGTAGTAGTACCATTAAGTACTGTTTCTACTGTTGGGTTTTCAGTATACGGATACATTATTGGGTACGGTAGCACTGCTCCTCCACCGCCACCGCCACCACCGGCGGCAGTTGCAATATGTACACCATCTCTATATAACTCAACAGCAGTTCCGCCTTTTCCGCCAATTCCCATAGTTGCACTAATTTTATTAGCAAATCTATCACCACCTGGAATGAACTTAAACGACAACGATGTTGTACCTTCAGGAATTGGAAGAACGCCGGCAATTTTATCACCGTCTCCACCTTTCCCTCCAAATGCAACTGACATGCCGCCACCTTGGCCGCCGCCGCCTGACATTATTACAGAAACTGATCTAGTACCAGCTGGTATTGACATTGATCCATCTTTATAAAATATATAATCTACAGGTGGTGCAGTTACCCAAATTTTATCCGATTCTGTAGTAATTCCACTTGGTGGTGTAAACTCTACATAAAACGATCCAGGAACCATTTTAGTTAATCTAAAACTTAACGTATAATACAACACACCGGTCATTTTTACTACAGTACCAGATGGTTTAGTCGCCTCTAACGCAATTGCATTAGATGTTTCTGAATACTGTACAACCGCAATTACCGCAGGGTCACCTTTTAATGCAAATTTTACCGGTTCTGCAGCTTTAGTTGATGGCATTGATATTACTATATCTGCAGTTCCTCCTTCTGTTAATGTAGTGCCGTCGCCTTCTTCTACGGTAACAATGGTTGCATCAGTAGCAGGAACATTAGCTGCTGCTGGCATAGTAAACACCTGGCTAATTAATGTCTGTTTACTACCTACTAATTTTACAGTGAATTTTTTTCCATTTTTACCGTTAGTTGCATGCGGGGTAAAATTCAATGCAGGAAGTAATCCAGTAACTCTGGTTAATGTACCTGAAATTGCAGTATCATTAGTAAACCATGTTGCACTAACTGGATTAGCAACATCACCGCTAACAAGTGACCAGCTAACTGAACTATCACTTGATGGTGCAGTAAATGTTACTTGTACACCAGTCATTGGAATAGTTGTTGGAACATTTGGTGATATAGAATAATCGCCAGTTACAACTACTGATGCAGTTGGCGACGGTGTGATTATAGTGCCCGATGCTGTTTCTTCTTTTAACGAAAGTGTAAACGATACGTCAGTTGTGATAGCCGAAGTAAAGGTAGTATTTGCAACTAATTTAATTGCAACTTCGTTACCGTTACTAGGAACGTCTACTATACCACTTTGAGATGCAGATGTAAAATATGCAGATGCACTACTTAATGCCCATGCTATCTTTTTAACAGTTGTGTTTCCAGTTAATTTAATAAAGAAATATATTGTTTCTCCAGCACGCACTGCAGTCGCAGTACTTCTAAGTCCAAATGCACCAAGTGATGACAGTGTCATTTCGTTTGAAGTACCGTTAGTTACCGGTACAAATGGAGTAGCATCTAATAAACTTACACCTAATGTAAATTTCTTTTGCGTTTTAACTGATCTATTTGAGTTAATTCCAAATACTAATGTAGACTGGCCGCCAAGTGCTGTCATATTTGTTTTAGAACCAGTTAACGAAGTTAACGCAGTACCGCCAAGTGTAAAATCATCTGGTAAAATTATAGTACCTGAAGTTCCAGTAAGTTTCCAGTACATCGTATTGCTAGTTACTGTAGGATGTGTAATTACAAATGTTGCAGTTTGTCCATCATAAACAGTATCTACTGGAGAACCTTCTACTCTAAATACTTGCGGTTGTGTTACTGTTATTACCGGTATTGTCCCTGCAGATATTGTCGAACCGCCAGATAATGCAGTAAGAAGTTCAATTGTAAATGCTTTGTTACCAGTTAATGGTGTTACATCAAAATATGTAGCATTATCCCATACATATGCTGTCCAATCTAATGACTGCGGAGTTCTACTTTTTGTTTCTACAAAATCATTAGGAGTAACTGACGAAGAGTTTGCACCTGTTATTCGATAATACAACGGTGCACCGGGATCTTTTTGTGGAGTATTAACATAAAAGCGTATTAGAGTACCAGTCACAACTGTTGTAGGATTTGGTGTTACTTGACCTGGAGGTGTGATTGATATAGAATATACTGACGATTCCCGAATTGATACAGTGCTGCACGATGCATCAATTGGTGTTACTACTGAGTTTACAACTTTCCACAAACTAAGTTTAAATTGGTCAACATCACTACCTTCAGCCAAACCGTCTGCTCTAGCAGTTAATGTGATTGTTCCACCCCACCATGTGCCGCCGTCTTGACTAGCAATATCAACAGTACCTGTTAACGGTCCATCTGAATTAAGCGTACTAAACTCTTCAAAATCAGTATATCGAATTGTACCGAATACTTGCTCAACTTTATAAGTTAACGTAGTTGCCGCTGATAGTTTTGGAGTTCTTACTGTAAACACTACTTGGTTAGTTCCTGCAGTGCCTGCTTCTATCATATAACTTCTACTACTTGTAATTGAATATCCAATATCTTCAGTAATTGTTACAACTGGACATGGTACATTTGGTATTGCAATACCATTTTTTGCTAATGTTATAGTAAACTGTTCAGAACCTTCAGTTGCATCAGTACCAACTGCTGTTAAACTAAAACTGCCAGTACCATCGTTGCCAATAGATACAGTTCCGGATAATGATATTAACGGATTACCTGTAGATGGATCTATAAAATCAGCTGCAGTTATATTAGTTGATGCATACGGAATAATAGTCCATGTTAAATTTGAACCCGCAGCAGGATTATTTATATGCACCGGTGTAGTTACTGATACTACAAAAGTGTTACCTTCTCGCACTACTGTTGGAGTGACCCTAATCCCATATTCTTGTTCTTTTAAAATAGTTAGTAGATTACCGTTTTTTGCTTTTGTTGCAAACTGGGTTAATCTAACTCTCATTAAAATAGTTTTATGACCTAAATTAGCACTTGCTACTGAATTAAGTGTAATTAATGCCAACCCTTCTGCATCTACTCTAAATGATGCACCAGTTGTACTTGGTAAAATTTCGCCAGTTTGTACATTAGATGTAACTAACGACCAATATAAATCATGATCAACAGGAACACCAGTAGTTGTTACTAGATATTGAAATTCATCGCCTTCATTAACTGATTTAACTTCATCACCATTCTTTGTTGGAACAACTGATACAATTACCATCGGTGCTGGATCTGGAACTTCGTCCGGTTGAGACGTATCGTAAATTATAATTGGATAACTTTCAATTCTAAATCTAGTTTCATCTATTACTGATGAATACGATAACGCATTAATATCAGCAACTGACATAGTTGACGGTAACTCGTATATACGAACAACAAATGTCATTTGACCTTCTAACAATTTATCATTTTTTGGAGATACTGTTACAGAAGCACTTACATCAGTACTATTTTTTGAAGTATATATTACCCCTGCCATATTATCTAATTGAGAAGATGTCCATGTACCCGAACCGCCTGATACTGCTCTCCAATACAACGCAGTGCGATCAGGTTTAAATGGAGTTTTTACTACAAATTTTATTGCATCGCCTTCATTAACCGTAGTCATTGCTGCATTAGAATCAGGATTATATGATAACATTGACCACGGAACTAATTCAGTTAACGATAATTCTGCAGTTTCTTTTATTGATGATGTAAGATCAGATGACACATGTAAGTAAACTTTAAACGTTTCTGCACCTTCGGTATATATGTCATTTGATGCATATATTTTAAAACTAGCTCTTGAAACTGTTATACCGTTAACGGTAGATAACGATGTAAGCACTCTACCATTATCTTTACGAGCTCTAACACCAGATGTAGTATCGGCGTCAACTACTTCATAATCTGCAGTTGTAAGATTACCTTTTATCGACCACCATAGTGGAGTGCTTGCTTCAGTATATGGAGTAGTAATAACTACATCAACATTGCCACCTTCGGCTAATGACGTAACACCATTTGATAACGCAATTGTGTATCCAACTACTTCAGTAATGTATATAGGTTCTGGTTGAGTATATACTACTTTTCCACCTATACTACCTGAATGCAATACTAATTTAAATGATTCAGTACCTTCTGTTGAATTATCAGCTGTTGGATGTAAAGCAAGTGATCCGTGACTATCAGTAATTGTAATTTCACCTGGAGTTTCAGTAAAATCAGATGTAGTTACTTTTCCAGCAGCCGTTGACAATGTAGTCCAATATAATTTACCAGACGGCGTGTATGGTGTTGTAATACTATAATTAATTACTCCGCCTTCTGCAACTGTTGATATAGCATCAATTATATAAATATCAGGTTCTGTAATTGTACCAGTACTTGAAATCTTAATGTCACCTGCTAATGAATCAGCTCTTACTTGTACTTGGAACTCTTGAGGACCTTCAATAGCAATATCTCTTGCTGGATATACATCAAATGACCCGTTGCTAGCATCATCTAAAAAGAACTCGCCGCTTAATGCATTAAAGTCGTCAGGACCAATTGTGCCAACTTGCGGTATAGTCCAATACAATTTTCCATTTGGATTATAAGGTGATGCGACATTAAATGTTACTTTATTACCATCACCTTCATTTGCAGACGACGGTGTTCTCGCAATTGACCACCCGACTGTTTCACGAATACCTACTGGATTACTTCCGATTATAAAAGTTTGATATTCTGGATCTAAATAAAACTCTACAATAAATGATTCAAGTCCTTCAGTTGCAGTATCCTTTTCTGCATATCGATTAAGAGTTGCAGTTTTATTAGATTGAATAGTTATATAGCTAGATGCTGTACCGCCTGCGCCAACGCCACCTAACACATATTTTCTACTAAAGTCAGAATCAGTTAAATCAGTTATACCGTTAGCTGCAATTGCTCTCCAATAAATTTTTGTGTTAGTAGCGTATTCTGGTGCAGTTAATACAAATTGAACACCTGCTTGACTACCTTCATCAATAACTGCTGTATTTCCAGTAATTACTAAAGACGGTTTTGGTATAGTCGGTGGTGCAACAAAATCATCAGTTATTGCAACTACTGAACTAGTTGATTGGAATACTGAATTTCCAGCATCATCAAATGAATACAATTTAATTGAGAATGTTTCTCCTGGATCTTCGCCATCTTTTCCAGTTAGTTTAATGCTAAGAGTATATGTAGCTTTTCCTTTGGGGAATAAAAAGTCGCCACTTACTGCTCCAAAATCAGCAGCATTATTGTCGCCATCTCCAAATTGTATTTCCCAATGCATTTTTGTAGAAACTAACATGTTTGATTGTGTTACTACAAACGTTGCCATCTTACCTTCTGCAAATGCAGTAACAGTTTGTGCTGAAAAATCAAATGTTGGTAATACAAATGCCAGAGTTGGTTTAGCTGAGGTATCTTTTATTTGTTCAAATGCAGTTGATTTAAGTTGTGTTAGTATAACAGACGTTGCTGGATCTTCGCCGTCTCTAACTATAAAATCAAACTTTTCTAATCCTTCTTTTAATCCATCAGTTGCAGCAACTATCGGAATTCCGTCAGTAGTTCCGGACATGATAATTGCAGGAATATTTGATACTGAAGATTGTTCCATTGCATCTAAATTAAAATCGTTATCGGTTATGTTTTTACCTACAATTGACCAATAAACAGCAGTATCATCAGGAACACCTACGGTGTCAATTGAAAATATCACGCCTGGATCATATTCATTTTCAGTTAAGTACGTTGCACTACGTGTAATCGTATACGACGGTGCTTGGGCACCAAGCACCAATGTGTTAGACGTAACAGTTGGCAATGGTACTTCAACGTTAACACCAGTTGCACGACGTGATTGTATTGTACTAGTCAACGTACCAGTAACATCAATATCCGGTAACTTAGCAGTAGATACAGTCCCGTCAATAAATTCAACTGTAAATATAATGCTTGATTCAGTATTCATTTCAGCAGTAATACGATATTCATTTGCAGCAAATGGAGCAGGAGCTTTCTTACTAAAAATTGGTTTGCCGCCGTCAACTAACACTATAAGACCATCAGTATCAACAGTAAATAAACTTGCATAACCTACTAATGTGCCAGAAACTCCGGTTTTTGAGCTAACAGTTTTTGATCTTCCAAAGCTAACAATACCAATTGATTTTAACAATGTAGTCCATGATGTATTTTTAGTAGTTGTACCAAGTTTTGTAAAATCTGCTAAAAATTGAATTTGACCACCAGTGTTGAAATAATACCGCATGTTATCTGCCGTATCAAACTCTACTGTCATAGTGTGTGTAGACGTATTATTCCAAGGTGTTGACCCACTATTTGGAGTATCAAGTACTTCAATAGTAGAGTTTACACCAGCTGGCGGTGTAGCCAATCGATACGTATCCGATTGAGCAGTTAACATCCCGCCTACTAATAGATTAATATATTTGGTCGATAATGAAGCACCGGACGCTAATTCCGGAATTACTTCAGTAGCTTTTAGTTTACCGGATTGGTGAAGTCTTACTTTTGTTATTTCAGCTGCTAACAAATTTAAATGTTCATTTGAGAATACTGGATTAGGATCAGCTGATGTAATTAACGGCTGGCTCATTACATCTTGGCCATATCCGTACGATCCACTGCCTTCTCCTAATACCTCATTTAAATTATTTTGAATCTGGTCAAATTGCGCTGCGGATAATGCAGTTGCGCTAGATGCCACTGTTATAGTTCTTAATGCCATTTATATTCCTTTATAAAATTACTGCTTCAACAATTTTAATAGTTGCAATGCTATTATCTTCAAGTGCAATTGCAAATACTAACCATGCATCTAATGGGTTACTAAGTGCAATTGCTGCTCCGGTATCGGTTGCAATTAACTGATCTCCCTTTGTTACTGGTCCAACTACGTTTACCGGAACGCGACCTTTTATTCCAACTAATGTTCCGTTCTGTAATTCATGATTCATTATAACTGACGGGTTTACTGATATTGCACCAATTGCACGCTTTCCGTATTTTGCAGCAGTTACTTCTTTTTCTCCGCCAATCATTAATACAGAACCCACTTCATATGTTGCATCAGCTACGTATTTTTCAGCTACGTCGCCGCCAGCAGTCGTTGCTATTCCTACAAAATAAGCTGCACGAATTGATCCGACCGGTATTGCTAATGATCCAAATTGACCAGGAGTTGCACCGCCGGCTATACTTGTTTGCTTTACTTCACAACCCGTTACAAACCCAGTAGTTGCTCCACTAGTTAATGTAACAGTATCAGTACCAGATAACAAGCCATTATATGTGCCAAGTACCACTCCTGCTTTACTAGTTACAGTAAATGTAACTGCACCACCAACTACATGTGAATTACTAACAGTAAAGGTAGTGGTATTTTCAGTAGCAACTAATCCTATTTTTAAAAATGTTCCAGTAGTTGAAGTTCTTGCTACAATAGTGCCTGACGTTGCTGATTCATCAGCACTTCTAGCAACAGTATTAACTTTAAGTTGAGTTGCACTATCTGCATTACCTTTAAACGCAGCTGCATATACATTGTTAAATCCAACACCATCTGCACCAATATTAGAAACACCAGTAGATCCTGGTAAAAGATCTGCACCATTAATTTCTAATGCAGTTTTAGATACACTAGATACTGTTGTCTTAAAAACAATTTTGTTATCTATCTTGTTTTCAATAATTGGAGTGACTACACTTCCTGCTATATAATTATAAATGTATAATTTTTTATTAGCAGTTGTATTACCAATAGTAAGACCAATATCTGCAAAAAATGGACTTGATGTGCTAATATATGTAGACGCATCATTACCTGCTAATTTATCAGAATCGGTTGCGGTACCCCAAAATTTATATACACTTGATCTATATGTACCTGAAAGATCTTTTGAAGTGAACCCAGGGTTAATTGAAGTAAATCCTGTAATTGTATTGTCGGCATTACCTTTTAATGTAAACGGAGATGTGCCATTGTAAATAGTAAATACGGTTTGATTACCAACTACTGCCTCAATAATATCATGAGTACCGTCCGCATTATCAGTAACTGTACGTGTTTTCATTTGAGTAGGACGACCAGTTGACGATCCGCCTATAAATTCTTTACCTGTTGCAGTTTTACAATATAGATGCCCGTATGTTGTATTCCACCAAAAATTTCCAACTGTTAAGTTAGTTGGTTCTGTATTAGTCGATTCGATAAGACTAATTGTATGCCAGTTCGGTAATGCAGAACTACCAGTATTAAGTTTTAACCGAGTAGTGCTACTATCGTACCATAACTGACCAGTAGTTGCATAATCTGGATGTGTTCCTTTACAAAAATTCTCTAATAAATGTAGAAAATTTTCATTTTGTGGTACTCCATAACCGGCATAATTTTTACCAATTAATGTAATATCAAATTTTGTATTAACTGTTGTACCATCCAGGACAATTGCTGCTGTATCACCATTAGATTTTTTAATCTCATATGCCATTTGTATATTCCTTGTATTACTGTATTTATTTTATAACGTTGTTTGATACGTCCAATTGGAATTTATTAACTTAAACTCTTTAATTGATACTGTAGATTGGTTAGTAACCACAACTCTGCATATTGGTCCTTCAACTCCGTCAACACTATGTTCATCTGATGGGAAAATTTTAGCTAAAAAATTATTAGCAATTGCATCATTTTTATCATCATTGTCTCCCGGTATATTAGTAGTGTTTAAAGAAATTGCTAGAGGTGTTTGCTTCACTGCATTGTTAAGTGTTTGCAAATTTACTACATCTAAATCGTTAATCGGATCACTAATATTTGTAATGCTTGTGTTTACATCCTGTAACGCCTGAAAATTAAACCCTCTCTTAATATCCAAGCCATCGTACCCTACTATAGAGTCGTTTAATGTAAATTCATCTACACTAAAAATTGCAAGTAAGATTGGATCTACTGCATTGTTTGATATTGGTGAAATTGTGATTGTGATAATGTTATGTGACCCGCCAATATCATCCGTTACTGCTACTACTGCAATCCCGTTACTTGGTGAATCGATTGGCCCTGCTAATACATTTGAAATTCCATCATTGAAGTATAGCTGTTTGTTTCTGCTGTCAATCCACAAATCGCCAATTGACATTGAACTTGGCATCGAACTAGCAACAACGGTACCGCCACTTAATCTAAATGCAGTTCCGTCATACACCTTTAATCGACTTTCGGTAATATCAAACCAAATTTGACCTCGAATTGGATTAGTAGGTCTAATATCAGATGCAAAATTTTCTAATAATCGAACAAAATTTTCGTTTAAACTCTCGCCGTACGAGTTTGCGTTTTTACCAATTAATGTTAAATTAGTAGATAATTGATCTACAGTTCCGTCAACAATCTCTGTTAATAGAGATCCATCTGTTTTGTTTATTAAATAGCTCATTATAGCACACCTGTAAATATTATATAATTGATAGTTAAGTATGGATTCATATCTGAATACAGCGTACCTAAAGGCGATGTTTCAAATTTGTTAGTACCAGTTTCTGCAACTGCTGACCCAAACGTTTCAGCACCTGAAGAACCGCCAAGTGTTCGACCTTGTTCATTTTGTATTCGGTTAGCTCGCTGTAACGGATTTATTGCTACACCGCCGACGGTTCCATTTCTGTTGCCACGTGCATCAATTAAATCACCGCTTATTATATCAGGCACGTTAGCTAACGATGGGTTGTCCATATTGTCAGCACCTAACGGAAATCTACCTCTTAAATCAGGTAATGCAAATGTTCCATTACCTACTAAATTAGATCGGTATGTAGTGCCAATAACTTCATGTAATGCTCGATACGTTGCTATTAATAACTCTGATCCGTCACATAATAGATACCCTTTAGGTGCCGGATGTAATGCATCTACTTTTCCTGCATACGGAAAAATTGCACCAACTGGTACAGATGGTACAGTTTCTAAAAAATTAGTTTTACTAATTCTCTTTACTTCAGCCGATGCAGACGATGCTGCATTTCGAAATATTAATAATGTATCATTATCAAATGACTCAGTTACTTCTGGTTTGTTTGTTATAAATCCAGAACTAACTGTTGTATTAATTTGAATGTTGTCTTTGCCATTATAAGATACTGCAGCACTTGTCATGTCACCAATTAGTTCAATTGATGCCGCTGCCTTTAATGTCATTGCAGAGCCAGATACATTTCCAGTAACATCACCAGTTAATCCGCCGGTAAAATTACTTGCAGTAATATTAGTAGCATATATTGTTCTAAATTTTAAACTTTCAGAACCAATGTCAAAAGTTTCAGAAATTGTTGGCACAATTGCCGGATTTGGTAAATTTGCATTTATGCCTATTGGAGACGACACTATTAACTTACTAGTAGTTTTTACTTCACCATTAAATGTTGCAACTCGATACACAGATAAGTTACCATAAGATGTAATTCCGCCAGTTGCTACCGTCGACAACGCAGTTGCGCTACCTACTACTACATTACTGCTAACTGCAACAGTTCCTGTTACATCTAAATCCGATTGTGGATTAATATTCTTAATCCCTACACGCAATCGAGTATCAATATGCATTACAGTCGACAATGCATTTAACGTATCTTTTACTCGAAATTGCACATTCTTATTAGTTGATGTTAATGCAATTAACCCAGTTGCATCAGCATTTACAACAGGTTGCCCAATATTAAAACTTAAATCTCCTCCAATTGTTAAACCACTAACTGATTTAATTTGAAACTCATTAACGGTTGTTGACACTACATCAGATCTTAAAAAATTTGAAGCAGCAACTGCTACTGAATTAACATTTAAACTATCAGCTGCAGTTGCAGTACCTACTAGTTTCGCACTAACTAAAGACTCCTGTTCAGTTGTTAACGTAATTCCTCGGTTAACCTTTGGAAATCCAGTAATATATGCCTTTGGAGTAAATGTTTCTGCACTAAGAATTGCAATTCTTTCATTATTTGCATACAATGAAATTATATTATGATCTGCAGTGTTGTTAACATCTGCTAATGTGTCACTTACTGTGTCAACTGTTGTTCCTGTTTTTAACCCAGTACTAAATTGTGGCCCAATTAGCGACCAAGACGTTCCGGAAAAGATGTATAACTGTTGTGTATTAGTGTTAACCCAAAGATCACCATTAATACTGCTTACACTACTAGGAGCAACGCTATTTCTAGTAACTGATCCAGTAGGTAACCAATTTGAGCCATCAAATACTTTAAGTAATGACTCAGAAGTAGTGTTATCATACCATAATTGGCCTTCAACTGGATTAGATGGTGGAATATTTTTGGCAAAATTTTCTAACAAATGTAGGAAATTTTCTGCAAAAATTGGTGCATACCCTGACGAATTTTGACCAACAAACACTAATGAGGTTTGATCATTAACTGCTTTATCTTCAACAATTAACGCCGGCTTTGCGGAGTTAGTACTTTCAGTAAATTTAACTTGATATGTCATTTTATACTCCAATACTTGTTAAACTTTGTATACGAACAGTATATTCAATTTGGATTAATCGATTTAACGATTTTTGCACTGGATGAAAAATTACATGAGTTAACAACATACTATCGCCATCTTCATTATATGACTTTAAACCTAATTCATCAAATACAAAGTTACCATCACTATTAGTTGACGTGTCAAATGCACTTTGTCCGGATGGTTCAGTATAATCTAACAAACACGATACAAATACATCAGTATAATTCACACCAGTTACGTGTCTTGTTTGTATATAATTTCGGGTTGGATCAATATTATTGCTCGATTGATCGTTAACAACTTTTATAAAAGTTTGATTGTATAAACTTGCATTTGATCCTGAACTATTTGGAGTTAAATATGTAATAATTCCAGTTGGATCAACTGCAGTTCCGCCGTTGCCAAACGCCATTTGATATATAAACCCGTTTTTGCTATTTGCAATACTCTGTGCCAACGCAATACTTATATTTTCATAATGTATTGCATTTCTTTTATTTACATATACCTCGTTACTAACTGGGTCAAATATTTTAATATGCCCTTCTATATGTAGGCCTGTAATATCTTTATTCTGCATAGTATTCTCTCTTCATCTTATATTTATCAAGTAATATTAAGTGTTACTTTTAATTGTCAGGGTACTGACTTCCAGGTGCGCCGTTTAAAAATCTAGTAATAGTCTCTGCTGTAACTGCATTAGTCCAACTAAATCCTATACGTTTAATAACCGTTATTAACGTGCCTGCAGGTACTGCATCTCTTAATCGAATTTGCTTGGCTTTGCCATCTACTGAAAATTCTGCATCATACTGTACATCACCAAGTGGACTTACTGCATTAATATTGATATTATGTATTTGATAAGGCATTTTTTTCAATATTACTCCGTTAATAAGAACTTCAATATTATCGCATTGTCCGTACGATGCTAATGTAATGTTTTGAACAATTGCATGCACCTTATGTACTAGCGGAATTATTGTACTTGATGCGCCCCTGCGTAATCCACTTAATACATTTCCATTAATTGCATCAAATTTAATAGTCTCGCCTTGTATAGTAACAGTACCGGGCATATCTTCAAATATACTTGCATCAGTAACAGTTATAGTATCATCAGTATCTAATAACTCAACTGCTAAGAATGTAGTTTTCATATTCCAGTTATTAGACTTTATTGGTAACACTGAAATATCAACAAACTGAGATCCATTAGATTCATACTGATTAACAATTATTTTATCTTGAATTGGAATAGATTCACTTGCACCAATTTCTTGTACTATTGAATCCACTTCATGTACTGTTGCAACTCCAGTTCCTAATGTACCACGACGAAGTTGCCCTAATACATGCCCTAATACATTATCGTTAATAGTAAAAAATTCAATGCGCTCACCGTGTATATCAATTACACCTGGTTTATTGTATTCCGGAGATGGTGCTTCAAATGCGCTTGCATTAACTACTGTTATCGTAGTATCAGCTTGTAGTAATTCAACTGCTAACCTAGTTTGCTTATTAGCATTTAATCGTTTAATATGAGTACGATTTAGCATATCTTTAAATTGCATATAGGATCCCGAGTCATTTATGTCAAAAATCTTAATTGCAACTGCATCAACTAAATTACCAGGTACTACTTCTTCAGGTCCGGCGTCTGTATCTTGATTAATTAGCTCAGACCCGTCAATAACAATTTCAGCCGACGCAATTCCTGCTGCTGAACTAAGTGCAAAATTACCGCCACTGATAGCAGTATCAATATCATATTCAGTTTCTTCACCAGAACTTTGTGAATTACGAATAATAAAAATGTCACCGGCGTTAACAGTAAATGTATTAGTTGTTCCAGTTTTATCAATATACGAAGATGGTATTGTCACTGTATCTAATACTCCGTCTGCAACAAATGGTAACATTATTGCGTTATCATTTTTTACAGAACTACTTCCGTACTGGTCATCATCTAATCGAATTACTGCAAGTTTACCACTCAATTCTAATTTCATTCCAGAAACAATTCGTTTTTTTAATACAATTTTTGTTCTGCTAATATTTGAAAAATCTTGGTATTTAATTAGCGTACGACTGAATTTTATCAGTGTTTGATTTACTAATACCGTGCTTAAAGTATCAGATAATGTAATAGTATTTGTATCTGCATTAATTCCTGTAACTGTTGTGTTAAACTTAAATTCACCTGCAACTATTGTCATATTTCCAGTTGCAGTAGTAACCTGAACTGCTGCTGCATCGTTGATCTGTGCTTTTACTGTAAATCGTGTACTAGAATTAGCATCAATACTATGAACATAATATGTATGATCAGTTAACAACCCGCCAACTGATATATTAGTACCAAGTACTACTGCAGTACCTATAAAATACAATGGCATGTTTTCATACAATATTGATGTATCTTTAACTGTTAGATAATATCCAGCTGATACTGTTGATAACAACTTTAATTTAGTAGTTACTACTGCATGACTACTATTTGAAACAATATCTCCAATTTTAATTTGATCGATTGATTCAACTTGTATAATGTTACTATCCTTTACCCCAATTGCAGCTGCTGCAACAATTTTATGTAACGACACCTCCGGTATATTTTCATATTTTTCATAATAATACGAAAGTGTTCTGCCATCAGTATTAAATGATACTATATTAGTATACGAATAATATACGTTTAATATTGAACCTAACTCAGGCACATATGGTAATTTAATTGAATATGTATTACTAGCGACTGAAACACGGTAATCATCAGTTAACGGTTTGAAACTGTCCCACGAATCGGTATAATACGGAGTACTTCCCCATCCGGTTGAATTATTAGTGTTTAAACCACTAACAGTTACTCCGGCATATTCAATTCCGGTCATTAATTGTGCTAGATCTTTACCTAAATCACCCAATTCCGGTTTATAGTAATACTGAATTCTGTCAACTGCAGTTAACAATGTTACATCTTTTATGTAAGTTACTACAATATCACCAACCGGTGCAACTTCAAATGTAACTGCACCTGCATATGATTTATACCCAGACGCTGTAGTTACTGAAATAATTTTAAGTTTGTACGTATCACGAAGTTGCAATACTCCATTAACAGTTATTGATGAATTTCCAATACGAATATCAGGTGCCCATGTTAATTTATATTGCACTGCACCTGTACTAGAAAATTTATCAACACAGTTTAATGTTGAGACAGCATATGAATTATAAATTCGATCAAATTTTAAGTTAATTAGACTTGATCGAGCAACGCCGTTTCCTAATATAGCAACTGCAACTGCCGGTATTCCATCGTGCGGTAACCCATATTCAATTTTAATCTCCGGTACTGAAACATAATGCGATCCTGCAGTTACTACAGTAATACGAGATACCTTACCATTTGCAACATACGCCTTTGCAGTTGCATCTTTTCCTGAAGTACTAACAATTGTTACAGTTGGCGGAGTAGTGTACCCGGCTCCGCCGTTAATTATCCGTATTTCAGTTACAGAAAACCCTGCATTATCGTACCAGCTCTTTGTTGGATAGGTTGCATTATCAGCTGCAATTACGTTACCATCTACTAGTGAATACATTGATCTGTTCTCTGCAGGTACATCAAAATCAGAAGTCATTAATTGAGTTGTCTCAATTGTGTCATATAAACTAACATATTCTCTAACTTGAGTCCTGTATGGTTTAACTTCACTTACATATTCCTCAAAATTAGTTAAATTATCATTTTGATATGTAACTGATTGGTGTAATGGTCCAACATTATGCATTACATTTACAAAACTAGTTTTAAAGATCCAATCAATATACGTTTGTTCGCTCAACGCACTACGCACACATGTGAAAAATAATTGCAAATATTCTGATTTTAAATCGTTAATTAACAGGTTATTTTTTACTAATTCTAAAATTATACGCAATTCGGTTACTGCACTGTTGTCGTATACTCCTTGATCATAAAACATTCCTTCGTATCCAACTGATGTATCTATAAAATCATACAACAATGAACTAAACTGAATAGTACCGTTCTGGCTACCGATAATTTTATATGATTGTGTCCAATCAGCTGACGAACTAGTGTCATACTTTTTCAATAATACCCATCGATTCGATGTAGTAGTTCGAATAGTAACAACATCATCAATTTTTACGTTAGTTAATGTAGACAAATCAGAATATGTACTAATTGAATAATTAATAGCAGTAAATTGATTGTATCCTTCGTCGTACCAATCTAAATATTCCCAATATTTTCGAGTATTATATGATTGCATTAACGTCTTATTCCACGTTTCTGTAGTTCGATTGTACTCATAAATACTCCAACTATCATTTGAAGTTAAGTCGCTTTTAATCAATACTGAATAGTTTCTAACTTCAATAGACGACTCAGAAGTATACCCTTCTCCTGAATGCACAACTGTACATCCAATAATTTGCCCAATAGTATCTATTGTTAGTTTTAACATTGCACCAACACCGCTACCAACTACTGTAGCATACGGGGGTATTAAATATCCTCGACCTGCATTAATTATATTAATTCCTACCACTCGTCCATTAACAATAAGAGGCGTAATTAATGGTTTAATATATGACTTTGCAACCGTCAATCTTAATTCTAAATCAGTATCAATAACAGCGTCGTATAATCCTCTATTAATATTTGGAATTGGATCATACAAAAATAAGTTAGATATATTTCGGGTATCTACTATTAAATGTTTTTTTAATATTAAATTTAATTGTTCAATAAACTGTTTTACTGTTTCGCATCGATTAACAAACATGCTTTGTCGTGGTCGATTTTGAATACCATATTTAAGTTTAACTGGTAATAACGGATCAGGAACTTCTCGATTTTGTAAATCACGTCCGCATAAACTATCAAACCATTTTTGTTCAATTGCTGCTGGTAATATAGTATTTTCGTTTGTACTAATAATTTTCCACTGAGTATGCATATTTTGATCAATTTTATCATTAATCCAATATTCAATTGATAACACAACATCATCATGTTGTAAATATGGTTTAATGTTTACTAAGCTAAACGAATCTAACCCTGTTAATGCTAAAAATTCATAACCTTCACCTCTTGGATTTGCAATTAAATTTGCAACATCAAACGATGACATCTTTCTTCCAACAATACTAGGAATTGTTATTTTATTCTTAACCCAAAAATAATATGTATACGAATATCGTTGGCTTACAGTATCATACGTCCGTGTTTGACTATAAAATAAATCACTGTAAAGTGATTTTCCGCTGATTCCGTCTGCTAATCCTGCTTCGGTATCTGCTTCTTCGTCCCACACAGATGGCAACACTGTTGATTCTACCCATTCATACACATCAATTGATGCACCGTATGCAAGAGTGCTCCAGGTTGTGTTTCGATATACTACATCTTCAGTATAGCTGTTAATAAACTTAGCAGTTGTTAAATCCCACCATAAGGTACCAATTTGATCAGTTGTCCATGCAATACTATCATCAACATTAACTCCGCTAACAACAGTTGATGAAGTTTTTACACTATATATTGCAGGATCATAAAAAGATTTAAATTTAACTTCTTGATCAGCAATATTTGGGTTTTTACCATTATTTGAATCTACTATATCTAAATATGTAATTAACTGATTGTTAATTTTATTATACAAAAACGCCTGTTTAATTTTTGTTATGTCCGGTTTAGGATTAACTGTATGCAATACTTCCCATTTTGATGTTTGATATTGCCAAGTTGTCCATTTATTATCAGTGTCAACGTAATGGTCGGTCCATATTAAGTCACCTGCGGTTGGATCAGCTGGTATATTGTCACTATCTACCGTTGCATATCGTCGAGATTCAAAAGTATTAATGTTAATCTTTGCAACTGCAGCATCCGGTAACGAATGCGCACTAGGTAATGTAATGCTAAATTCAGTGTCAATATAGTCACTACCGTCAGCTGCAGTTAAATTAACTTTAAAAAATACGTTATTGTAATCTTCAGTAATATGCGGAATCTCATTTGTATCAATTAATTGAATATACATTCCATTAGTTAACCCGTGTGCTTCAGTTGTTGTAAAAATAACAAGATCGTTAGCTGAATCAAGAAATAAACTTTTAAGTCTAACTGATGTCGGTATGATCGTATACACATTCCAACTTGATCCCTCAAATGTACACCATATATAATTTCCAATTGATAACTGAATGTTAGTTAACGTTACCAACTCACTAAGAGATTTAACAGTTAACGATACTTCACTTGATCTAACATGACCGCAAGGTCTTAAAATTTGTGATTTATACGCATCTTCTTTCCAAATTGACGGTGAATACCCAATTGGTTTTGAATAGATATCAGATGGCAATAATCGAATAACCTGATCGTTAATTAACGGATCAACATATACTAATTCAAAACCTTGCGGATTAGCTTTAAACGACGATTCGTTTAGTATAAACTCAATAGTATTAAATGATTCACATGCGCCGTACGACCCTGATCGAATTGCCCATTCTTCGTAAAATGTTAAACTTTCTCTATCATCTGCACTTAATACATCAAACAATTTATTAAGAACATTTTGTGTACCTTTTTCAACTATCATACCTTGATAGAATTTAAACTCGCTTACATCATCTTGAATTATATTTTCTAAATATTGACGCTTTTGGTATCCAATAAGATGCTGAGCCATACGCTGCTGTGTAATATCAAAGTTATCACTGTCTAAACTATAAAAATCCGTAAACTGAGTTGCTTTGTAATTCCAATTTGGTAATAACTTTGCAGTTAATGGTTGAGCTAACTTACTCCAATCTGAGTCATTAAATAGCTCAGTTCCAGGAATATAAGAAGTTGCGCTATAAAAAAATGTTCGATGTTTAACAACATCACCAAACGCATAATCAGTCCATGGTACCCAACGTGCAATTTCTGCACGATCTACAACAAATCCCGGTACATTTACTGAACCATTCCAATCGGTACTTACATATCCAGATACTTTAATTTTATCTTGTTTATACCCACTTTCAGGGTTAAAAATAGTGTCATTAAACATAGTAGTGTTGTTAATTACTATTACGTGCTCGCGCTGTACTAGATGAAAACTTGCACAATAAATGTATGATTCTGTATTAGATTTGTAACTTACAACATTGTCTGTTCTAAATGCGTTTATGAACGACAGTGGAATCGGATTACCGTTAACATCAAACATTTCGTATACATACTTAGGATTTTGAATATCATCAACTACACTTAACGTTGTTTTAAATAATAAAGTAGTTGCAGCAGGACTTAATGTTAATACCGAATTACCTTCATAATTAAGTCCACTTAATACTGCATATTTTTGATTATTAAACACCGGATCGTTCATAGTAGTTAATGCTTTATAATAATCACCATTATATCGAACTATATCGTTGTAATGAACAGTAACATTTGGTATCCATTCTTCCCAAACTTGCTGATTAACTCCCCAATTTGACACTGTCCAAAATACAAACTCTTTAGCACTAGTTTCCCAATTTGATACTGCACCCAATGTAGTATTGTATTCATCAAAAATAAATCCTTGATCAGCCAACCATTTACCGTATCCTAATAAAAAATCTACTACTCCCTGTATTGACGAAAATTTAGTCCCATACAGTACAGTTTGTGCTTCAGTGTCCCACTGTTGTTTAAATTCAATTCGTTCGCCGCCCGAAATTGGTAATTCTACTAATGCTGTAAAATAGCTAGATTCAAAGAATTCACTAGAAGTATGAGAAACATTTGTATTAAAATATCTGTTACCAAACTTTACATATCTATCTTTTACATAATACTGATTAGGTGCCCATATTGCATATGCTGCAGATACTCCGCCAATAGTTATATATGATCCGCTTACACTACTTTTATAATATTTAAAGTATGGTTGAGAAGTACTATACCCTTTAATTTCATAGCCGCCTTCAATTTTTGTAATAATTACGCCGCTATATACAACTACATTTACAGGTGAAGAAGTATTTAAAACTACCGTGTAGTCTTCTTGCGGAATAAAAATGCTTCCTGAGCTTAATGGAGTTTTTGATTCTAACATTAATTTAAATTTTTCTTTACTCGTAAACCCACTAACTCGGTAACACAACTGTGCAGTTATTGACGTTAACTCAGATTTGTATTGATTATACGACGTAATTGTAGTAGAATCAATATTGTTTATTAAGTAATTTATAATTCCGGCTGTTTGTATACGAGATGTACTTAGGTATATACTTGGTATTTTAATATCTGATAAATTAATACGTACATTTGTATCTGTATATACTAACTGATTATTTAAATTTCTTGAAATTCTAGATCTATCCAATAATACACCAATTGTTTTAGCCGGTGTTAATAATACCGCAGCCTTTAATACACTAAATGGATAATACGAACTACGTCTCCATGCTGCTTCAACTGGTGAAACATCACCGAACACAAAATCACCTTGCATTGGTTCTGTTATTATTCCGTTAACTATTCCACTTTCTTGAGGACTAATTAATTCACCATTTTCGTTAACTGGTAAATTATTTAATAACGTAGGTCTAACAAATTTAGATACAATTTTAATCGGTGTATTTGGCGCCTTAATACAGCCGTTGCTTAAATCAGTCCACATTACTATATTGTCACTAGTATACGGAGCAGGACCATATACCTCAACCCACCATATAGGTTCTTCGCTAAACCCTAACATTTCCCATGGACAAATATGCGGGCGATCTGTATCGTACATCCATCGATATATACCTCTCCAATATCCGGGCGACTTTTGATTGTTTGACGTGTAATGATTGCTATAGTTATACACAAATGTGTTGTATCTGTTTTGAGTTAACATTGTTGAAAAATCTTGCTTTACATTAACTGCCCAATGATAATAACTAGGCAGTAATACTTGATTAAACTCCTGTAACGAATACGGTGTTGTGCGATCATACCCCGGAATAGTATCACATATATCAAAAATAGTTGGGTCATACTGTACTTTAATATTATTATAAATTCGTTTTTCTAATTCAAGAATTAACTCATCTCGATAATCTAATACCAATTGATGAGTAACATCATCATAGCTGCCATATATTAGCGTTAAACTGCCATCGTGGCCTTGTATCATCCATCTAGGTGTTACTAATGACGTATCTTTAAATATTTTTGGAGTGTATTTTGGCCAAATACCTAACTTTGTTGGTGTTTCAGGTATTAAACAACCATCAGTATTACTATATTCATAAATTAATAATTCGTCATCATACTGCAACACTACAGTTGGCATTAATTCTACAAATCCTTGAATATTAAACCGGTAATCAATGCCGTGTAATAACTGGTTACCATTTAGGTACAATAACACTGCAGCTGTTGATAAACTATCTAATGTAAAAACCGTTGCTAGAGAAAAAATGCGAACTTCCGAATCACGTATTATAAACTCAGTTTTAGTATTTGCACCGTATGGTATCATATCACTAAAATAATACGATGATGTTACTGGCGTATTTGCATTCATTGCATTTAAAATTAGATCTACATGTTCTTTTGTTTCTGTTGTAACGCCTAACGTAGATGCAACTGTTAAAAATGTACGTTTAAATCTGCTATAATCATCTCTTGAGTTATCAATTGCACGAATAACGTTATTATCAGATGCAATATGATACATTGATAAACTTAACGGACCACTATGTTGAACAAATTTTGTGCCATATGCCGACACGTTTCCTAAATCTCGTAAATTGCTAATTCCGGGAAATACACCGTCAAATTGAATATTGTGCTGTCCTAAATATATGTTATCAACAATGCTGTCAACATGATCAATTACTTCACCTAATGTAAATTCAGTTAACACGCCATTTAATGGATTATGTTGTAAATTTACAGGAATTTCATAATACCCATTTTCATTAATTGGTATTGATGAAAACACGTTAATAGTAACTACATCGGTTAATTTAATTGGAGTAGTAAATACAATTTGATGATATGGTAACAGCGCAGTTTGATTAGTTACAGTAACTGCAGTTGATACAATATCCCAAATTTTAGTTTTAGAATCGTTAATCTTAGAAACTCGCACACCATTTAAATATATGCGAACTTCAATATCAGTTAATGCAGGCAAGTTATCAAATATATCAATATCAAAATTATTTGTTTTATTTGAATTTTTATATATTCGTATTGCCGGTTGAGTATTTTTATTTTTACAAGTAGTCCATCCATTAACATATGTTGGAATAGCAGTATTAACTACTAAAAATCCAGTATCAATTTTTTTAGTTGTTGATGCATTTGCATCATATCTAAATGAATCAGTTATTAATGTAAAATTAAAAACAATATCCCCAATGTTATTGATATTTTTATGCGTTAATCCAAACCCTAAATACGGATCTAATGTCCCTAGTGAATTTATTTTATATGAAAATATTGAGGTTCCGTTAAATGTAGATCCACTGTATTCAGTAGTATCACCAAACGAAATCCCATTATCATCAACTACGTCAAACAATGGTGGTTGATTTACTGATGTTTTATGTTGTGCAGCTAACCAAGTAATGCCGTTATACCAAACCATATGCCCTTGTAAATTAATACCAGATTTTATCAAAACCACGTCATTAATGTTAGGTTTTAACTCTAAAATTAAACGAATTTGCTTGCTTGTTGATCTGCCAAAAGAATCCGTTGTATGTTTTACATCTATAAATTCTACTCGATAAATGTTGTTTGTTACTAGTGGATCAGGATCGGCTGTAAAAATAATACGTTGGCCCGAAGTAACTGCTACCCCGTCGATTGTATATCCTAACGATCCCTCAATTACTGAGAAAACATCAGTTGTAAAATTATCAATTAAGTCAACATTACCTGCTGACTGTGTTCCAAAATTAAATAATTTTAAATTATCATCAAACTCAATAATTGGTCTAACTGCACGCAGCGACTGATTATACTCTGCGTTTATATTGTTAAATTTTGCACTCGATTCAATAACAGATTTATGAACCCATTTATTATATCGACTCCATTGATTTCGATCAACACTACCTTGACTAATTACAATATAATCAATATTAGCAGCATACGAATTTGCATTACCAAACGGTGTTACATCAAAATTAGTAGTGTCAAATAATATTGATGTCGAGGTAGTATATGTTGAAATAATTTCCAAATCAGCATCTGGAATTAATTGTATTGCAGTACCTACACCTGCTACGTGAAATTTTCCAGTAGAATATTTTAAAGGTGTAACTTCTCCGCTAAATGTTACGCACATGCCATTACTTAATTCTAGTCCAGTAGGTAATGTGTACGTTTTTTTACCAATAATTTCATCTTCAACATTAATTTGAGTATGCTCACTAATGTCTAATAGTTTAATTACACCGCCGGCATTAATATTAGACTCACTTACATAATACAAAATGTCAGGTGAATTAAAAGGAACCGTAAATGTAATAGTACCAGAAGTAATTGCGTTATTTTCTACTACAGTATATCGATTTGATTTACCGATACTTCTAGTAGTTTTAATACTAAAAACATCATTAGGTGTATTAACATCAAATTGATATGTATATCCTCTGTATAAAGTAATTGTCGGATTTCGAGTTAGTCCGTCTGGCGTTAGTATAAATGCAGTATCTGGTCCGGTTATATCAGTAATAACAGAATATGTACTTTCAACAGGTAAGATCGAATTTCTAATATTAATAGTAGCCGGGCCATGTGGCATCCAAAAATAGTCTTGAAAATTTACAAATTTATCCCAATTAATATGAGGATTCCAACTATACATTTCTTGTGCATTTAATCTTGAATGATCTGTTATATTTGCACCTAAGGTTTTTAATTGATTAACGTAATCTAAATAATCTTTTAAAAACACAGTGTTGTTCATATCATCATTAATAACGATACCCGGCTCTAACTGGTAATTCTGCCTATCAGACGATGGCGCATCAATAAAAATATCATCAGATGTAGTTGCCTTTGCAGATAACCTACCAATAAATCCATTAACTTTCTTTACAGTACCAGGTTGAGTTAATTGATTTATAGTTGCATGCAAAAACTTTTTATTAGCATCAGTTCTATAAAAATTAGGTAAAAAGTTTGCAGTGTTATTGCTGTCGCTAGTATCTAGAGATGCATCTCTAGGTATGTATATTTCATTGTTAGCCATTAAATACTCCCATATGATGAGCTAGATATATTCTGTTGATTTGTTAATGAATCAATTGATGCAGAATTTGATGTTTTAATATTACTTGCAGTGATACCAGAAATAACTTCAATATCATCAACCGTTGCTCCATTTATTAATATTTCGTTACTTAAAGATTTAATTTCGTATAAACTTCCAAAATTTAACCCTTGTTTACGAGGAACTATTACAAAATTTGAAATATCCGGAGTTAACTCATTCATTACATATGTTACTAATTCTGTAAAGAAGAATGTATCACCAAAATCCCAGTTATCTAAATTAAAGAAACTATTAATTGCAGTAATAACGCGAGATTTAACATCGTTATCAGATACTACTAATCCAGGTGTTTTTGTAATCTTAAATGTTGCTTGTAGTTCCAAGGCTGCTGACGCACCAAATAATATTTTATACATCACCGGATGGTAGATTACCTCATCTGAAATTGATTTAATTAAGTTTAACGACGATGCAACTGTATTATATAATTCTGTTGAACTAGGCGGTAACGGTTTAATACTAATTGCACCAGATACCCATTTTCTAAATGCAGTATCATATCCTTTAGTTAAAATAAACACATCAATAATGTTGCTAAGACCTGGATCAATTCTAGAATCATAATTAGCATTATGAACATATTGGAACTTTAAATTTGCTCGACCTTCATATGCCTTATAATCTAATGTTGGCTGTAACATTCCAGACGGTTCTGCTAACTTAACTACGTTTGTTGTTGGAAAATAATAATACTGTCCAGCAACGCCGGAATATATAGTTTCATCAGCTACAATGTTAACTTTACTATCATTCATGTTATTAACATATCTATAATCATCCTGTCCTGTAGAAATTGCATATTTTTCTTGAAACACATATAAAGAATCACTGTCAATAATATTTGAAAATAAATCCGGATTATCGACTGATCCGTTATCATCAACATCTGCAAACGACACTACAATTTTTTTATTATCAACGTACCCATCTAATCCAATAAATTCCGATACAACATCCCATTTAAAATCAGTAGTATATGCAGCAGTACTACCTGGTCGAGTATTAATACTTAAGATATTAATTTTATCTCTAATTAAATTACTTGATTTACTAGTATATACCTGTTCGTTCTTATCAAAATAAAATCTAAGTTGACTATCACTTTCAAAGATATATCGTAGATTACGACTAGTAATTGTATAAAATTCATTATTAGTAGTAAACAATAACATCCAACTAGCATCAATTTGACTATTAGTAATATCGCCTTGATTAAATAAACTAAACAAATCTGTTAAATTTAAATCCGATTCATATACAATTTGCCAAGTTTGTGTTGAAATATTATATCGTAACCCAAACATTTTATTTTCAGATATTAAATCAATCATTGTAGTAACTACACTAAGATCTAACGTTATTCGAAACTTAGGTATAATTTGAGTAACAATCGCACCTGTATCAATATCCACATTTAACGTAATTGGTCCAATCCCATCAATTTCAGTAGTTCCGTCACCTACTATTGAAGTAACTGATGCCCATATATATGTCGATGCACCTAAAATCATCTCAACGGTTGTACTAGTAGGTAAATCAACTAATTTATTTTGATTTCTAGTATCAAAATATTTGCCTTCTGGACTTATAAATTTAATTAATGACCCTAATTTAACATACCCTAATTCAGCTGATGCAATTGGTGCTGATATGCCTACTCCTTGTGGATCGCCAGTTGCTGTAGCATAAAAATAACCAGTTGACGATACTACATCTGGTGTAGTTCTATGCCATGATACATTTAATGTGCTTCCTAACACTGCAAAACTTGGATACTGTTGATAGTAAAAGTTTCGTAAATCTGCAGATTTTAATATACGATCAAGCGTATTATAAATAATGCCTTCAATATCAGTTTTACTACTATACGAAAATTTAACATATGATTCGTATTCTTCTTTGTATATCACGCCATCATCTGCAAATAGGTTAGTTGAACTATATTTTCCAGTTGGATCAACTAAATCAAAATATCTACTAATACCGCTTGATGTACGATTAATTGCTTTAACTTTTAATACTTGCTGGCTCACGCTCAATGGACAAATGTTATAATCTTCACCAGTAATCATTCTGTTTTGTGTATAATATGTTGCCGGAGCGTTAGTTTTGATACTGCTATTAGTCTCTGTAGATTCTGCGTTAGACACTGATGTTGCAAGACTTAATGTCAAACTTAATGACTGCGGTTGCCCTACGTGAGAAAGGTACGGTACTAAGATTGTAATATTACGAATATCTTTAGTATTAATTGTGTACGACAATCCGTTACTCATACGGTGATATGTATTAAAGGTGCCATACGGTAATTTACCAAATGTGCCGTCACTAAATGATAAACTGATTGCATCGTTTGTTCGAGTAAGAACACTGAAAATGTTTTTAATATTCTTATTAATGCTATTGTAAATAATATTGTTGCCTTCAACACTAGGAACTTGCACCCATTCTTCTGATTCCTTACCGTCTTTATCTAATCGATACAACCATACATCTGTATTGTTAATACCGGTTGAATCAACATCAACAACTTCGTTTTTTCTAGGTTGATTAATAATAAACTGCGCAGACCCTAACGATCCTTGAACAAAATTTAAAAAGAATCCAGTTCCGGGACTACCGTAACCATGACTATCATTTCTATACACCCAAGATAATTTTCTTCCAAGTTTTGGCGATTCTTCATATATGTAATTTTGACCAGCAAATGTTGTGCTAGTAACTTCAAAACTCATCATCCGACCAGCGATCATTTTAGAAAATGTGTAAATTGGAACATCAGTATTTGTACTTTGTAACATATACTGATTAGTCGGTATGCCATAGATAACTCCACTGTTAGCTGGGTTACCAAACTGTTGAGATAACGGCATAGCTGCGTTTGCTACTTTAATAAATTGATCATACCAATTAACATTAGACGGATCATTCCACGTAATATTTTGCCCTGACAAATTTCTACTGTTGCTATCGTACACATCTTCAGTAGTTTGTATAGCTGTAACTTTTAATAATCCCTTAGCAGCAATTGATCGTTTGGCATTATAGCTTACTAACTTAGCTAGTCTTAAAACACTTTCTCGTCTTTCTGCTAATTCTAAAAAATTTTCTCTAGCATTTAAATCTACACGAAACGCTATACTTTGACCTAAAAATGCAATTACATCAATTAAAGCTAGATACTCCGAACTTTCGATATAATCATTAAAATCTTCTGGGTAATTTTGTCTAATATAGTCAACCATTGTACGCCGTAAATTTTCAAAATCATAACTTTGAAAATCTGCACTTTTAAAAGATTGGTATATCTTTTTCCAATCTTCGGCTACTAATAATCTATTTTGTCTGTCGGTTGCACTCATGATGTTGTCCTAATAATGGTATTTATTGATTAAAATTATCTGTATAGTTTATCCTAAACCATTAGCTTGATCAAATTTCAATTTTATCTCTTCAGTAATGTTATACGGGGTGTATTTTAACTTAAACTCTATGTTGATTCCACTCTCATATGCAGTAATTTTTGTGTTCTGCACTGTAACTCTAGGATCATAGTTAACAATTCGAGTAACATCTTCTTTAATAATACTTTTTACTTGCTCTGTCATTGGTTCAAATAATATATCCCATATAATTGTTCCAAAATTTGGTTGCATTAACCGTTCGCCTAATCTAATATGAAAATGATTCATAATGTCTTGCTTAATTAACTCGTAATCATATAAGCTAAAGTGATTAGCTGCAGTACTTACTGTACTAAATCCAGCATATGTCTTAGGCAATATAAGTTCTTTTGTTGTTTTACTACTAGGTAGGCTAACCCGTTGATATAATTTTGCGCTCATTATTGTTTTTTCTCCGGTGCTTTAATTTTCTCAAATGTATCAGTGTCTGTTGTATATTTTTTCCATGCATCTATCGGATTCTTTAATGACGAGCTAACTCCTTCAGTACGACCGTCAATATCTCGATTAGTAACACTTGAATTAACCTTTAGAGGATCTAAATTTTCATGTTGAGGATACGGTTCAAAAGTTGGTACTCGACGCATTATCGAAGTTATAGTTTTACCTACTTCATTTGTTGGCAAGGTGTGAGATTTCATTGCTTTTGCAGCAACTGCTTTACCCGAATTTAAATGGATTTGTCCGCCATCAATATTAGTTCCTCCAGCCGCTGGTATATCTAATTTACCGCCAAATGTAAGGTTTCCATTACTAGTTGCTTTAATTGAAAAATTTGTACCAGCTTCAAGCTGTATCTCTTTTAATGCTTTAAAATTAATATTGCGGTTTGCTTGAAAGTTAATATCTCGGTCAGCATGAAAGTTAAAATCAGTTTCAGTATGAAAACTAATGCTATCTTTAGCATACACATCAATCTTACCGTTAGCAGTCATCTCAATCCACGAGTTACCACTTCCGTGTGATATGTAGATTAAATTTTCACTGTTATGTAATAAGATTTGATGTCCAGAACGAGTCCTAATACGAACTAATTCATTATGAGGTATACTATGATCCTTTGCAGTTTTACCTTGTTCAACCGATATGTAAGTTGGCGGAGCAGTTGCAGCAGACTTCTCTCTAACAAACTTGTCATCTCCGTCATCCATTACAAACGTTGATCCACCTAATCTACTCACATATGCGTTTTTAACTTGATGTTCTTTTTTACCAATAGTGCCTTGTTTTGCACCGCTACTCTTGTCTAACGGACCAGGTGTTGATATTCCAAACACTGCACTCGGAGTTTCTCGTCGGGCGCTACTTGTAGTAGTGCCACGAATATCATCCATGTTTAATCCACTATTAATTAAAATTTTAGCAAACGGGTGTGTAGGTTTTTTATTCTTTGTAGTATCACCAGTTGAACTAGTACTTTTTTTATTGTATTCAGCAACTGGCAATCGTGTTTTGGATAGTTTTTTACCATCTTTACCTGTAAGAAATTTATCTTCATCTAATGCATAAGACGTTCCGGCCATACCAGGGACCATAAAATTCATATGTCTATCTTGATGCACACAACCGATCCAATATCCTTCTTTTACATCACCATTAATAAAAATAACTACAACAGTAGAACCTGGATCTGGCGGAACCATCCACATACCGTAACTTTTTTGAGTATCGTTAAACTTGTCCGAACTAGCTACATATTCTGCAGATGTTATTCCTAAAAACGGTGACATATATTTTACTGTTTGAACTTCGCCTTCTGATGTATCACCGCCAGCTGTTCTTAGTATTCGAACTTGTAGCCCGCCCATATAAGTAGCATCTTGATGCCCGATCACAGTTGCTAAAAACGGACCAGATGACTGAGACGGTTGTGACTTACTCGAAGTGTCTACATTTGTTGCACTTTTGTTTTCACCCATTAAAACGCTCCAGTTATTGCTTTAATACCGTTCTTTGTCATATCCGAAATACTAAACGATTTTTGGTCAGACCCGGTTGCTGCTGATTCTTGATTATTTGCGCGGCCACCGATTAATTCTTGTTCAAATACGCCATTATTAAACGTACTAACTACTTGTCGAACTGTATATATTCCACTAAACTGTAACAACGGAGAAGTTGAAACAATACCGTCAAATTTATAAAGACCTGTTTCTTGTTGAATATCAAGCGGAACTCTAAAATTAACTACAATATTAACTTCACCTGCTTGGTAATTAATAGTACCGTCAGTGTGTAAATTTGGATATTGAGTTGGTTTTGCGGTGTAATTACCAAATCCGCTATGGTGTAAAAACATAGGATCACCGACAATTTTTAGATTTAACTCAATCATTTCTCCGCCTTTTGTTATTGCATCATGGAACAATCTGCCAGCTCGTGTACCTGCAGTTTCTGTTCCTCCGCCGCCTTTAAAGTCAGAACTCATAAAAGTTGCAACATAACTTAGCGACATTGGATTTGTTCCTTTTTCAGGAGGCTTGCCTACTATTGCAACTGTATTAACATCTTCATCTTTTTTAGTAGCACCTTGCTTTGCTGCAGTTGTTATATCTTTTGAATTTTTTGAATAGTCAGCAGCCATTAATGCACTAAATGTGCTTTCAAGTTTAATTTCAAAATTGATTACATCAACGTTTTTACCAGTATAAATGTAATTGTATTCTTTTACAATCTTAGACATCATTAAATCGTAACCTGGTGGTTTGTCGCCAGGTGCTACTATACCGGAACTAGCATGTGCATTGTACGGAATTACTCGATACACAATAACTTTAGGTTTAGTACCAGTTGTAGGATAGTTTGCTTCAGTTGAAATGTTATACACTTGTATATCAATTCTCCACCATTTTTTATATCCAGACGGTGATGTACCTTCAGGTTTAAGAGACTCTGTCGGAAAATCACTTTGCAAAATTACTTGATTAATAGCATTTGGAATATCAGTATCTTGTCTAAATTTAAACTCACAATCTGTTGGATTTGGTGTATTGTTAGCTCTAGTAAAACACTTGTTTTCAGTATTATACATATTACTTTCGTTACCATACGGCGGGTCTGCTGTTTTGTCTTTGCCAAACCCTAACGATGCTTTACCAATAATATTGCATTTTTCAGGTTCTTGAACATGGGTTTCGTTTACTGTACTCTTCTTTACACCTAACTTATCATACAACGTACTACTAGAATCACTTCCTACTGTTGCACCGGAACTAGAATCACCCTCGCTGCCTTTATCAGATGCAATTTCTTGAGGAAATATAATTAATATCTCATCAGGAACTTCTAAAATTTTATCTTCTTTAAACTGGCGTAATCGTCTATTCCAAATTGCTTGTAAACTTTTTTCACCAGTTTGTAAAATTTCCTGAACAGTTGATCCCTTTACTGCCACGTCAGTTTTTAATTTTGCATGTTTATCAGATAACCCAATATCATTCCAAACGTATGCAGCTACAGTATAATTTGCACCAGTTGTATTAACTGTCATACTAATGTTTTGAAACTTAAATGGGATGTATCTAGTAGTAGAAGTAATCGGCACCATTGATCCTGATTCAGTATTTCCTCTAAATTCAATAGTTAATAAAAACGGTGCTTCGTTCCAGTTTCTGTGTTCTGCTTCCCATGCAGCTTGTTGGCATGACATTGTAAATAATCCCATACTATACGGTTCGTAAATATCAAATGACAGATTAGTCGATGTTGTATTATTACCTTCCATAAACCCAACGTTGCCTTCAACTTTTAAATTATTGATAAAGAAGTCCCACTTTCCGTAATCATCAAGTTTTACCCGATTTGACGGATCTGCATTTGCTGATTTACAAATAATTTGTGCCGGTTTGCCATATCGTGCGCCCGGTTGTAATGTTTTATTTTTAAAATATGAGTTATCCGGATCTTTAATATCTTCATCATGTAGTACACTAATGGTTAAAATATAATCGTAGGTTGCATAATCATGGAGAACGTTTGGTACTGGTAATTTTATTTCCGGGATTGTAGTAAAATCTAACCCAACATCCGCGGCAATTTCTGAGATTGAAGTTGCAATAACTTTTGAAGTATCTTGAATAAATGTTGTTGCTGAATCTAAAAATGACATATTATATTCCTAAGTGAATTTTTAATTTACTATACTGAGGTATGTATATTTGTGTTCCTGGAACAAAGTCAAAAATTGGATCTTGAATTACGTTTAAATTTCGTTGGGTAAACACCCACCATAATCCCGGATTACCGTATAAATCGTATGCTAATAAATCAGGACGATGCTTATACTGAGCTTCAATTGTATACAAGTAATCTGCCTTTTCTGACGAAACTTGCCTAATACGCATAATATCTAAGTAATCTTGCGTAATCGGTGTATTATACCACGGACTTACATTACTATATTTTGCTGCCATTATACATATCCAAAATAATTGTTGAGATATGCGCCTGCTACAAAATTATCTAAACTAAATTTACGCGCACTTGTTCTACTATATGCTGGACATACAGTAATCGTAAACGAACTTTTTGTTGGAACATATGCAATTCCGCCGTCAACTGATATTCCTGCACCGACTGCATTTGCTAATGTGGCTACTTTTTCTACTTCATCCGCAATATCAGATACTCCGCTTGCACCAAATGCACTTGCAATCGAACCTACACCACTTGCAATTGATCCAACTACGCCGGCTAAACTTGTGTTAGTATTAACGGGTATGTAATCACATTCTGCAGTTAATTGTGTACTAAACGATTTAACTACTACTGGTACATTGTTAAACACATAACTTCCGTACCCATTTAACATAACAATTGGTGGTGGATTTCCTGCTTTAGGATCATATCCTGAAAACATTTTTGTTACAGATCGACAATAATGTAGTGCCGCAATCCAATATAAACCTTGTTCTTGATCTTCAACATTCATCGGAGCATTTATTGTAATTTCACCCGGTTCACTGTGTTGAAATGTTTGAAATGCAAAGTTTGAATGAATTGGATTCATTTTTTGATAGTTTGCTGATGAACTTATACTAATAGACGGTGTATAAGGAAATATTAAACCGCCTGCATCTGCTAACGGTTGTAATACCGGACTACCTCTAAAACTTGGCCATGTTGGTAAAGATAATCGAACTCGCCAATCATCAATAAATGCATCTTCAACCATTGCTACTTCACTTAATACATCACCAATTAATTCACCTGCTCTAGGTAATGTAAGCGCCCGGCGACCACTTATGTAATCTAATGCGTTCCCAGCTGTCCCAATACCTGCAGTTACTGCTGCGCCTATACTTGCTAATCCCATATAAATACTCCTTTTATTGTATTATTTATTTGACTTTATTAACTGCAGAGTTTATAATATACATGTAAATGGAGATACACAAAAATGCTTACACCAAAAGTAAATTACTTAAACAATAAAGATATGCTGTTAGAAATACATAGATCAAAAAGTTCTTACTGTGTTTTTACAAACCCGTCATATCATCAATACGACATTATTTTACCTAGCCTCGATAAAATAAACATCCGCACTATCGCTACTGCAAAACGGAATCAAGCAAAGCGTATAGGGGACTTAGCGTATTTAACTAGAAAGAGTGAAGGCGAAAAAATTAAACAAGCAGAATGCGAAGTTAACTACAAAACTATTCCAAAAGAAGGTTTAGTATTTAGAATTATGTCGTATGATCACATTCCACTAAACGCAACAAGAAAGAAAAATCCAAAAACAGAAGCAGACAAAAGAGAAAAAGTTAACTTTCCGCCGTTTCAACACTGGAAATTTATAGACAACGAATTAGTATGTGTTGGTAGAAGCCATTGGAAAGGCAATTTGGAAGACGGGCATTTTGATAAAAATGCAGGACAAATTACCGATACGTTAGCTCGCATGATGATTAAATTATGTGAACGTTATGCTACTAGAGGTAATGTTAGAGGTTATACATACAACGATGAAATGCGTGGACAAGCAATATTACAATTAACACAGATTGGATTACAATTTGACGAATCTAAATCAGATAACCCGTTTGCTTATTTTACAGCAGCAGTTACTAACAGTTTTGTTAGAGTAATTAACATAGAAAAACGAAATCAAAACATTAGAGATGACATTCTAGAAATGAACGGAATGAATCCATCTTATACCAGAACAGGATCCGAGGAATATGAAAACGCATTGCGAAGATCAGACGAATACGAATAATACACTGGATATAGCACATCCTGCACTTGACGATGCTTATAGAATTCTTAAAGAAGACAACCTAGATGCCAACGCTAGTTTTATTGAAAAACTGTTTGAAGAAACTTATAAATGCAAAGTAGATTTTGACAGTAACTATGGCGGATCAGTTACATTTAACACAAACAAAGATTTAGTTTGGTTTTTATTAAAACACGACTCAACAGGAAATAATGAATAAAGTTCAATCCAAAATGTATAAATAACAACATACACTTGGAGTTAAATATGTTTATATATAAAATCACAGTTAACACTCAAATTTATATTGGATTTGATTCAAAACCTTCATATAAATTATCTAGATGGAAAGAGCATTGCAACGAAGCAAATACTCGTTGCAAAACTCCATTACATAAAGCAATGAAGGAATACGGTATTAATAACTGCACAATCGAAGTACTAGAAGATAATATAAAATCATTAGGAGACCTTGCATTAGCTGAAATTAATTATATTAAAAAATATAATTCATACGTTAATGGTCTTAATTCAACTCCCGGCGGAGATGGGTTAGGAAAACATAATTTATTAGCATTATCCGACGATGATATAAAAAAAATTAAAGTTGCATTAGGTTCTCATTTTAGCAAGTATAATCAATCTGTTAAATGGTCTAATACCTCTGAAGCTGACAGGAAACTTCTCACTCAACACTTACACACTAAAGAGATTTATGAAAAAAAATCCAAAACACTTAAAGAATACTATAATCATAATCCCGATAGTAAGAAATCTAAATCAATTAGTATAAAAGAATGGCAACAAAATAATGCAGATATAATGAAAGCACAAAATAAAATTAACGGACTTATAGGTGCAGAAAAAGTTTCAAAAAAATTAAGAGTAGAAACGAGTAATGGCGAGACATTATACTTTAATAGTAAAAGTGAATTTCACCGAATTACCGGCCAATGGGCTAATACAATTATAGAAAAAACAAATCAAGGTTTATTTTACAACGGGTTTAAAGCATGGGAAACACATGGATAATTTATTTAAAAAAGTAGCAGTATTTACAGATCTGCATTTAGGACTTAAAAGCAATTCGTCAATTCATAATCAAGATTGTGAAGAATTTGTAGATTGGTTTATTCAAACTGCAAAAGAAAACAACTGCGATACTGGAATTTTTATGGGCGATTGGCATCACAATCGCAACAGTTTAAACATTACAACAATGGATTACAGTCTAAGAGCATTAGAGAAATTAGGCCAAGCGTTTGATGAATTTTACTTTTTTCCAGGTAATCACGACCTATATTACAAAGATAAACGTGACATACACAGCGTTGAATTTGGCAAATATATCCCTGGAATTACAGTAGTTCATCATCCAACTACCATTGGAAATGTTACATTATGCCCTTGGTTAGTACATGATGAATGGAAAGAAATTGGTAAGAAAGGTGCGAAATATATCTTTGGACACTTTGAATTACCTCATTTTTTTATGAACGCAATGGTACAAATGCCTGATCACGGTGAGATTAGTTTAGACTCGTTTAGCAGTTATGAACTTGGTTTTAGTGGGCATTTTCACAAAAGACAGCAACGTGAAAACATGCATTACATTGGTAATGCATTCCCTCATAACTATGCAGATGCATGGGATGATGCAAGAGGTATGATGACATTAGAGTGGGGCGGACAACCAGAATTCTTTACATGGCCCAATCAACCTACATTTAGAACTGTTAAATTAAGTCAACTTTTAGACGATGCTGATAAGATTCTTAAACCAAATCAACACTTAAGAGTAGCATTAGATATTGATATTAGCTTTGAAGAAGCTAGCTTTATTAAAGAAAAGTTTATTGGAGATTACAAATTAAGAGAACTTAAAGTAATTGAAGAACGCAAATCGATAGACGTAACAAGCAATGTAGACATTGAAGCATTTGAAAGTATAGACGAAATTGTAGCTACTCAAATTGTAAACATTGACTCAGAAACATATAACAAAAACACATTATTATCAATCTATAGCAACTTATGAAGATACAACAATTAACTGTAAAGAATTTTATGAGCGTTGGCAATTCTACACAAGCTGTAGACTTTGAGAAAGAAAACCTAACACTTGTACTAGGAGAAAACTTAGATCAAGGCGGTGATGATGCAGGATCTAGAAACGGTACAGGCAAAACTACTATCGTAAACGCATTGAGTTATGCGCTTTACGGTACTGCTCTTACTAACATTAAAAAAGACAATTTAATCAACAAAATTAATAATAAGAACATGTTAGTTACACTATCTTTTGAAAAGGATGGTAACACATATCGCATCGAACGTGGTCGTAAACCAACTGTTCTTAAGTTTTTTGTTAATGAAGAATCACAAGTTTTAGCAGACGATGCACAAGGCGATATGCGTGAAACACAGAAAGACTTACATCATTTGTTTGGTATGAGTCATGATATGTTCAAACATATTGTTGCATTAAACACTTATACAGAACCGTTCTTATCAATGAGAGCAAATGATCAACGAGAGATCATCGAACAATTGCTAGGTATTACATTACTCAGTGAAAAAGCCGAAGCACTTAAAGAGCAAGTTAGGCAAACCAAAGATACGATTTATCAAGAAACTGCTAATATTGAAGCTGCTAAAAAGTCAAATGAGAAGATTCAACAGAGCATCGATACATTACTTTTAAGACAAAAAGCATGGTATAATCAACAAGAAACTGACTTAGAAAAACTTGCTCGTGCTATTGTAGAGATGGAAGGTGTAGATATTGAAGCTGAAATTGCCAATCATGCATTGTTAAAAGAGTACTTAGAACAACGTGCAACAATGGCAAGTCTTAACAAAGAAAAAGCAACTTTAGAGTCTGCATCATCACAAGCTCTTAAAACAAGAGACAAGTATGTTAAAGAAATTGATTCATTAGATAACAAGAAATGTCATGCTTGTGACCAAGAATTACATGATCATAAACACGAAGAATTATTAGAAACTGCTACACAACACTTGCTTGAAGCACAGAAATATTATGATAAAGTACTAACAGATCACACTAAAATCTGTGAAGAACTTAGCAAGTTTACAGTAATTAATACACGCCCAAATACATATTATGAAACACTAGAAGATGCGTTAAAACATCAAACTAACTTTAGATCATTAGAACAACAGTTAGAAATTAAAGCAGTAGATACTGATCCGTATCAAGAACAGATTGACGAAATGCGCAATGCTGCACTACAAGATATTAGTTGGGATATTATCAATAAAGCAAATACACTTAAAGATCATCAAGAGTTTTTGCTTAAACTATTAACAAACAAAGACAGTTTTATCCGTAAAAAGATTATAGATCAAAACTTAGCGTACTTAAACAACCGTTTAACTTACTATTTAGATAAGATGGGATTACCGCATAATGTTGTATTCCAAAACGATTTAAGTGTTGAAATTACACAACTTGGACAGGATTTGGATTTTGATAATTTATCCCGTGGAGAACGTAATAGACTTATTTTAGGTATGTCTTGGGCATTCCGTGATGTGTGGGAAAGTTTATATCAAGGTATTAACTTGTTATTTGTAGACGAACTTATTGACAACGGTTTAGATGCTAATGGTATTGAAAGTGCGTTAACTGTACTAAAAGGTATGGCAAGAGAACGTCATAAAAACGTGTTCTTAATTAGTCATAAAGAAGAACTAATTGGTCGTGTTAACAATGTACTTAGAGTTGTAAAAGAGAATGGTTTTACGTCGTACGATACAGATTTAGAAATACGATAAATGTATGCCACTTTATTTTTAGAGTGGCATTCTCACGACTAATAAATAGTTATTATATGGAATAGTTATGTCACCAAATGAAGAATTACACGAAGAAATAATGAAAGCATTTGACGAATACTTTCGCGCAAACCAACGTTGGGTTACAAAGCAATCCGAAGCCAGTGGCACGCAAGTACGTAAATGTTTGCAAGAACTTAAACGAGTTAGTCTTAAACTAAGACAACTCTGTGATCAGCAACGCATTGTTGTTCAGGATTGGAGATATGCAAATTTTTCCCCTAAACAACCTAGCAGACGTGCAATTGCTATGATAGCAGAACGTAATCAAAAGGCGTTAGATGCTAACAAAGATCAGGATAATTAAAGTAAAGAGGACTTTATGCCAAGTAAAAGCAAAACAAAAGGAAACAGTTGGGAAAACACGGTATCAAAACATTTAAGCTCACTGTATAGTGCATCTTTCATTCGTGTTCCGGGAAGTGGTGCATACATTGGAGGTAAGAATGCAGTGCGCAAAGACTTCTTACACGAAGGACAAATTCGTTCTATGAAAGGTGATATTGTACCGCCATTAAATTGGAAACACTTTAATGCTGAATGTAAATCGTATGCTGATTTTCCATTTCATCAATTGTTTACTGCAGGTGAAATTAAGATTTTAGATACTTGGATTGAGCAAACTTTAGAAGTTGCTGATACAGATGACTTTAATATTATCATGATGAAGTTTAATCGCAAAGGCTCCTATATTGCGTTTGAACATAAGCATATCAAAAAATTCAAACTACAAAAAAGTGTAGACTATTACTCTAAAAAGAACGGTAAATGGGTATTTACTGATTACGATTCTTTTTGGAATGCAAATCACGAAGTTGTTAAAACGTTGTGTTTGGCTAAATGATTAGTTGACTTCCTTCCACTATTACTGTATAATCGTTTTCAAGAAGAAGTAAAAAGTGTTCAGATAAATATTTGTTTAACAACTAAACACACTAAAATCTAACACAAAACACTATGGACGAACTCGTAATAATATACACAGACGGTGCATGTGTTCCTAATCCAGGTAAAGGCGGATGGGGAGCTACTATGCAATACAAAGGCGTTATAAAAGAATTTTCTGGAACAGATACACAAACTACTAACAATCGCATGGAAATGCAAGCTGCTATTGAAGCACTGTCGCGTTTAAAAAGACCATGTAATGTTAAAATTTATTCTGATTCAAGATATCTTATAGACGGCTTTACTCAATGGTTACCTAATTGGAAAAAGAAAGGACGTACAGATTACTTAAATCGTGATTTGTGGTTACAATTAGAAAACGTTGCACTTACTCATAACATTCAATGGGAATGGGTTAAAGCACATGTTGGAATTCCAGGTAACGAACGCGCTAACGACTTAGCCGAAGCTGCTGCTCGTAAGTAGCCATTTTTGCTCTTCTTGCAAATATACATTTATAAATATCAAGCAACAAATACACTAACATAAGGTTGGCAGGCCGGTTTGTAATACTGCTGAGACAAGTTCTGGAAACGAGAACCGCTGCTCAAATCGTTGATTGTGCAACGGCTTTTAAACACTACCCTCACGCGAGAGGATGCCAAAAGCAACGTCCATTGACGTCAATGCTTTGTTTAATCGGAATGGTGGACTAGCTGTATTTGAAAAAGAATACATAGGCCTTAAATCTGTAGAATACTAGTAATAGTAACAATTTCGTAATGATATACATAGCACCTGAAAGTTATATCTTAAAAATACCTGTAAGTAGTGGTCCGGAGGTAGCCAATACGAGAGTTTACAGTCACGTAAAATCTTACTGCGATTCCATGGCGATGGGGTGAAATCATGCATCCAAGTTTATTAGGGTGCATCTGACTTCAAAAGTGATATCTATTATCTTTCATAATTAAAATATAAATTATATTATTTCATATATAATTTAATTTTTTTCTTTCTTAAGTTTCTTTAGATAAAAGTATTGAGCGATAGCGAAAATACAGATGAACGTTAGTTCATCTTTTAATATGAGAATTAATTTTTTATAAATATTCATATTATATAAGGGATATTACGAAAGCAA